ATGAGATATTTTCAGAAGGAAAGTAATAGAAATATTTCAGCAAAGCTTTATATTACAGAAGAATATGTATCAGCAATAAAGTCAAAAGCTATTAAATCTCTTGCAAATATATTCTTTATAAATTCTTTATAAATTCCTTTTAAACTCTCTTTATATAATCGGGTTAAAGCGGTGCTAGAATAATATTATCGCAGTGGTGATAAGTTATTAAAAGTTGAGTCTTAAGATAATAAATTAGTTTTAAATTTTAAAATAAGAATAATAAAGTTTAGATTACTAATTTATCACTATGAGTTATGGTTAAAAAGTTTTATTAACAAATAAGAAATGGAGCTAAAGGAAAGGGGTGATAACAATGCGGTGACTTTCATATTAAGATTTATAAATTCTTTGAAATACATTAGGATAATTCAAAAAGAAAGAATAGCCTCTAATTTAAAGTAAATAAAAATATATATTTAAATTTTATTAGCTAAATAGGATCTAGATAAACCATTTCAATTTTAAAAACTAGTAACCAAAGTCTTAAACTGTGACAATGATTTTAATAAATAGCTAATAGATATTAAAAATATATAAATCAGTAGAGGAGGTAGAAATGAATATAGTAGAAAGTATCAAAGAATATATAGGAACCTGTCCTTATCTAGCAAATATTAATGATGGTATTAATATTAATTACTTAGGTGAAAATACAGTATCCTATATGATAGAAGAACTTCCTAGAGAACAAATTTTAAAAAAGTATATTGATGGAACTAGTCTTAGACAATACTGTTTCATGTTTGTCAGTAGGGAAGTATGCGGACAAGATGTAGTACAAAATATAGCTAATAGTAAATTCTATGAAAACTTTACTAAGTGGCTAGAACTTCAATCAGAGCTTAATAATCTACCAGTACTAGATAGTGGGAGAGTGGCACAAAAAATAGAAGCATTAACAAGTGGTTATGTTTTCGAAAAAAATCTAGATAAAGCACAATATAAAATAGAATGTAGATTGGTATATTACCAAGAAGGAGGAAAAAATAATGAGTAGAGAATCAATACAAAGACATCAAATAGCAGATTATATAAATATAGGTGGATCAACAGGTGTAGAAAAATATGAATTAATGGGAGCTGGATTTAATACATTAGATGAAAATCCAGCAGCTCAACTTGATACTAAAGTTTATATTAACGATAAATCATCGTCAACTACAATTAAGTCATACCAAACACAATTCCCATTCACATCAGATTTAATTAAAAGTGAAGGGGCAGTAATGGCATTATACAATGTTGGAAGAAATCATCTTACAGGTGCAGATGCACAATTTGACTATGTTAAAGTTGAACTATTTCAACCAATAGAAGGAAGTGAGAATACTTATAAGGCTAGAAAATTTATAGTAAGTTGTGAAGTTGCTGGATTAGCTGGAGCAGGCGGAGAAACTATTGTGGTATCAGGAAACTTAAATGCAGTAGGAGATTTTATAGAAGGTACATTCAATACTGCAACAAAAACATTTACTGCAATTTAGTAGGAGGAATATTTAATGAATATTAATGGAATTGAGCTAGAATTAGATATATTTGATGCCGATGTTGCAGAAAAATATGATAAAGCAATAAAAAAAGTAATGAATATAGAAGAAGAAACAAAGGGTATGTCAATTGGAGAAGGGATAAGAACTCAGTGCAAAGCCATCTTTAAAGTTTTTGATGAACTTTTTGGACAAGGTACTCATGAAAGAGTATTTGGAGATAAAGTTAACTTACTTGAATGTTTAAAGGCTTTTGAGGCTCTAATAACAGGCATAAATGAGAAAAATAAAGAAATTGAACTCATTGCTAATAAGTATTCTTCTAATAGAATTCAAAGACGTTCTAAAAAATAATGAATATTTTAATTGATGTTTTACCTCGAAAAGTTGAAATAGATAATAGAGAATATAAGATTAATTATGATTTTCGTACATCCATTTTGTTTGAGATAATGATTCAGGATGATGAGCTTGATGATAAAGAAAAGATATATAATGCTCTTCTTCTATATTATCCAGTAATACCAGATAATTTAGAAGAAGCAATTAAACAAATTCTTTGGTTTTATAGAGGTGGAAAAGATATTAATGAAGGAAGTAGTGGAGTATCTATGGGTAAGAGTACAAGAGCATATAGTTTTGAATATGACGATGACTATATTTACTCCGCTTTTCTAACCCAATATGACATAGACCTTCAGGATATAGAAGATTTACATTGGTGGAAATTTAAAGCCATGTTTAGAGCTTTAAAGGAAGACAATGAAATAGTTAAGATTATGGGATATAGATCTATGACTATAAATACCAATATGAGCAAAGAACAAAAGGATTTTTATAGTAATATGAAGAGAATTTATGCTATTCCAATGAGTAAATCTAAAAAACAAAAGGTAACAGAAATTGAAAATGCTCTTATGGAAAATGGAGACTTAAGGGGAATACTTTGATTTTAGTATTCTAACTATAAAAACTAATAAAAAGTGCTTATAAAACTAGGCACTTTTTATTAGTAAAGGTAGGTGATTTGCATAGTAAAAGTAAAATGTCCATTTTGTAATAAATTATTAATTAAAGCTGATTACATCAAAGGAGAAATAAAATGTAGTAGATGTAAGAGGTTAATAAATATAGAAATAGAAAAGCCAGAGCTTAGAGCCACACCCTAGAGTAGTGAGCCGTAGCCTGCTTTATAAAAGGCAGGTGATATTATGTCAAATATTATAATTGATAGAAAAGAACTATTAGTTGACTTAACAAAAATAAATATAGAAATAAATAATACCATAAACCAAACAATGAATAATACTATAAATAACTTTGAAGAAAAAGCTAATGAGGTAAAAGAAAAAAATAGTAAAACTATGTCAGACTTAGCTATGGACATTGGTAAATCAAGTATAAAGGCATTTAGCAATATTACAAAAGCTATTGGAAAAGTTGGCTCTTATGGAATAAGTGCTGGAAAACAGTTTGCACAAGGCGTATCTAAAATAGCAGATTTTAGCCAAAATGCAGGAGCAGAAATAGAAAAGCTAAATGCAACAGCGGCAACTATGGAAGAGGGTTTAGGCCGTGAAGTTACTATATTTAAAAGCTCACTAATGAGTCTTGGAAAAGATATGAGTGATAGCGTAGATGCCCCATTAAAAGAAATAACAGCTTCAGCAACAGATATGATAGGACAGCTATCTTCAGCATTCCAAGAAGGTGGATTTGAAGGACTTGCAGGTAGTATTGGAGATGTATTTGCGAATATGTTATCAAATATATCAGAAAGTTTACCTAAGTTTGTTGATATAGGAGTTTCTATTATAGAATCTTTGATAGAAGGAATAAAGAGTAATTTGCCTAGCATTCTTGAATCGGCTGGTAAAATTATTGTAAGTCTTATTGAAGGATTAGTTGAATTATTACCTGACTTATTGGATTTACTACTAAACTTAATCTTAGAGTTAGGAAAGGCAATATTAGAAATGCTACCGACAATAATACCTTTAATAATTGAAGTAGTGGCTTCACTATTTGCTACATTAATGGAGTTTATAGGTGAAGGAATTTTATCTATTATGGAATGGTTAGGCGAACAAATATCATCATTAGGAGAAACTGTGGGCAGCTGGTTTTTGGAATTATGGGGAATAATTAAAGAAGTATTTGCAAATGGATGGCAAGCTATAGTAGATTTCTTTACTGAAGTTATTCCAATGTGGATACAATCTATAATTGATTGGTTTAGTCAATTACCAGAAAAGATAGGATTTGTTTTAGAATATGTCCTTACTACTATTGTAGAGTGGGGAATTGGTGTATTGGATTATTTTATAGAGAATGTTCCAATATGGATAGATACTGTAGTTACATTTTTCTCAGAGTTACCCGGAAAAATATGGGATTGGCTAGTTAATACCTATAACAATATAGCTGATTGGGGAACACAAACATATAACAGTATGGTTGACACAGTTAATAATACTATAAATGCAGTTATAGAATGGTTTTCTACATTGCCAAGTAGAATAGGTGAATGGCTAAGCAATACAATAGATAGAGTTATAGAGTTTGGTATAAATTTAGGAAGTAAAGCCGCTGAAGCAGGATCAGATATGGTTAAAAATATTATTGATGCAGTTAAAGGCTTACCTTCACAGTTTCTGGATATAGGAATAAACGTTGTAAAAGGTATATGGGAAGGTATTACAAGTATGGGTAGTTGGATAGGTGAAAGAGTAAGTGGATTCTTCAAGGGAATAGTTGGAGGAGCCAGAGCAGCATTAGATATTAATTCACCTAGTAGGGTTTTCAGAGATCAAGTAGGTAAATATATGGCACAAGGTGTAGGTGTAGGATTTACTGATGAAACAGACAATATAAAAAAATCTATGGAAAAAGATTTATCTGACTTAGTATACGGAATGCAAATGGCAGTAGATTATAATGTATCAAGTACTACAGGAGGTATAATTGCTAGAAATAATCAAGGTACAAGTACTATAAGTTCTAATCTAAATAGTGATGATATTCAAGAAGATAGTACATTTATAGTTCCAGTATATATGGATAGCGAGAAAATATCCGAGTATACTTATAAAAAAGTTGATGGTAAATTTGCTTTAGCTGGAAAGAGGGTGAGATAGTGTTTATAAATAATATTAATATAAGTAACTTTAAAGCAAAATTGTTAGATAGAAATATAGGAACAGCTGAAATTGATATTATAAACAATTGGAGTGCTAACTCACTTAATCCATATATATCTAATAAGTTTAGATATAAATATAAGGTACTTAAACTTACTTTAGATATAATATGCAGCAATGATGATGAGATAGAGATAATGAAGAGTATTCTTATTAAGGAATTAGCCATATCAACAATAAAATTTCATGATATAGACATTTATTATAGGGGTTTTATAAGTGATACTCCATCATCAAAGCATATAGTAGAAGGAAATGAAATTCTAGAAGTGACTATGCTTGTTGTAGCTGAGAAAGAAGAGAAAATTGAAATCATGAATAGAATTAATAATAAAACTATAAATGTAGATGGTGATATAGAAATACCGGCTATAGTTGAAATAATACCTTCTATATCTATTGCAGATATAGTAATCAATGGATTAAGTGATAACCCTATTATTATTAAAAACTTAATAGGGGGTAAAAGGGTAACAATAGGAGAAGATACTGTAACAGTTGATGGAATTAATAAGTTTAGTGATTGCGATATGTGGGAATTTCCTACACTTAAACCAGGAATTAATGCAATTACTGTTAGCAGAAATAATGTAGATATAAATATTAAATATAAACCTAGATATATCTAGATGAAAAGATGATCAATATGTTAAAAGCAACTAAGAAGTTAGCATTCACAAAAAATAATGAGATGGAAGATCTACAATTTGCTTAC